CGGACATGAATACCCAAACTATGACCGGGGTCCGGGCCTAACCATTGCCACGAATGTGAACCAGGGCAAGAACGCCCTGGGTGAGTTTGTGGGGCAGCGCGTGGGCCGTGACCAGGATAAGATTGACGGCCTGCAATGGTCCTATCTGGATGCGGCCACGTGGAGTAGCATCCTGAAAGAATTTGAGGAATTTGTGGTGACGGTCAAGTTCCCGGATATGAAAAATAACTGCTGGAAAACAGAGCGTATGTATCCTGGGAACCGGACGGCAAAGATATGGGAGATAGGGCCGGACGGACTACCAACCATGTACAAGGACTGCAAGGTGAACCTGATAGACTGTGGGGTGATGGAGTAATGCAGGCAGCAAGTAATGAATATAAGGACATGATGCGCAGGAAGTGGCGGAATCCCATTTCCTATCTCCGTATCAGCATCGGTCTGATTAACCAGCAGGCCCAGGCGTCCGCCTATGTCCCAGAGCCTGATGGATACACATATTATTCCGACCTGGTGAAGCCCATGGATAACTACAAGGTACAGGAGTTATATGCAACCTGTGACCAGGATTATGCCACGGTGGATGGCAGCATGTATTTCCTTCCCAGGGAGGCTGCTGACGTTGTGCTCAACCAGGGGATTGTGTCAGGCGGTCTCCTGGGGACCATCGAAATCCGGTTCCCGGTACAATACGACATCAAGGGACTGACCGTGGAGTTTGGCAAGGCGTATCCGGTGGATTTCACCATTATTTCAGACAGCCGGACTTTAAACGTAACGGATAATACGGATGGCCATTTTGTGACAGAGGAGATATTTGAGGCGGCGACCTTCCTGCGGTTTGTGCCGGCCGTCATGGTCAATGGACAAAGCCGGTTCCGCATCAACCAGATTACCATGGGTATTGGTATTTATTTTGACGGTAAGAAGATATTGTCCGCAACCAAAAAGGAGCATATCAGCCCGATATCTGAGGAGATGCCGACCATCGATCTTGATGTAAAGGTGGACAATAAGGACCGGGCCTACGACGTGGAGAATGAGGAGAGCGCCGTGAACTTCCTGGAGATTGGCCAGAAAATCGAAGTGCTCTATGGCCAGGCACTGGACAACGGGTCTGTTGAGTGGATACCCGGGACCACGCTTGGGCTGAGGTCATGGTCTGCGGATGACACTGAGATGGCTTTCCAGGCATCCGATTGTTTTGACGGGATGGACGGGACCTACTACGGTGGGCAGTATCATCCGGATGGAATGAGCCTGTATGATATGGCCGTGGATGTCCTTGCGGATGCGGGGGTGGACTACAGGGAGTACTGGATTGACCCATATCTTAAGGATGTGATGATAACTAACCCCATGCCGGCCGTGGCGCACAAGGAGGCCCTACAGCTGATTGCCAATGCAGGCCGGTGCATATTATATCAGGACAGGGCCGGGAAGATTTTCATAAAATCCAGTTTTGTACCGGACATGGAGGCCGCATCCGATAATGAGGCATATTTCTCCAATGCCGCGGCAGTGCTGGACCACACGGAAAAGGATATATATGCATTGCCCGGCCAGGGCCATACCGGCGCAGACGGGATGGTATATTTTCTCCCGTGTCAGGCTGAGGGTGCCACATACCTGAATGTGGGTTATGTATCGGATGCTGTGGCGGATGGGGCTGGCCTGTTTGGTAGTAACCCTACCATCGGTATAACCATGGAGGCTGTCTTCAAATGCTTCGGTCTTACCCTAGAATTTGGTCGGAACTGGCCGGATACGGTCGTGTTCCATTCCTACTACGACGGTGAGCTGCAGGAGGACTACACGGTTTCGGGGCTCACGCGGACCTATGTGGTCAGCCATGAGTTCCCGGAGTTCGATTACCTGGTGCTGGAATTTACCAAGGGCTGTCCAAACAACCGGGTTACCTTGGACAACATAACCTTTGGGGACAGCACAGATTACGTCCTGGAGTATGGTGTAGAACTGACCAAGACGCCCAAGGGCACGCAACTGGCCAGGGTCAGGGAACTGCAGGTAATACGGTCCCTGTTTGGCCTGAGTGCTGAGGAGCCCAAAGAACTGGTAAGGGAGACCATAGCGGTGACGGAACAGGACAACCAGTATACGTTTTACCTGACCAATCCCTCCTATGGCTTTTCTGTCGCCATCACTGAGCCATCGGAGGGACAGACAGCAACAATCCTAAGCAGCAGTGCCTATTACGTCACAGTAGGGCTTACAGGTATCGTGGGGGCCACCGAGGTGGCGGTCATGGGTAAGGAATACATCACTACACGGACTAAGGTCAGCCGGCAGCTCAACCCGACGGGCAGCCTGGAGACATGGGAAAACCCATTGGTATCCAGCACGCTCCATGCAGCCAATCTTGCCGACTGGATAGGGGACTACCTCAAGTCAGACCGGGAATACGACCTGTCTTACCGTGGGGAACCCAGGATGGATGCCAATGACATTGCCTTCCTGGAAAATAAATACGTACCCGACCTCTTAATCAGGGTGACGGACCATACCCTGAAATTCAATGGCGGACTTAGCGGTACCATCAAGGCAAGGAGGGACATGAGTTATGTGGCAACAGCCAAAAACAGACTGGCAGGCCAGTGATTATTTTAATATCGGTGACTATAACCGCATCAAGGGCAACATCAATGAGATACGGGCCCTGGCCCTTACCCTCTGGCCGGATTTTGAGTTTGAGGACATGGGGGAGGATAAGACATATCAGGATTACGGCTTCCATGCAGATGAGATTAACCGCTTTGAGGCCAATATAGACCATGTCTGTGCAGGGACATATCCTTTTGCGGTAGGGGAAAGCCGGGAATACAGGGACAATACCCCATTCATTGATTGGCAGGAGCTGAACCGGATTGAATCGGCCTGCCTGAAGATATATAGGAACATATTGGGAAGGGCCGAAGGAATCAGGCGCCTGGCTTTCACATTGAACGGAGGTGTATTTGAATGAGTTTGAGGACAGATTATAAAGACGATATATATGAAGGCTCCAGGCGATGGAGGATAACCCAGAACGAGGACGGGACCTATAATATATCCGATGCGACATCATATACCCAGAAGGGGGATAAATTTGGCCAGAATGACATCAACGCCATAACCCAGGCGGTGGAAGGCCATCTTGCTGACATGGAAAACCCCCATGGGGTCACAGCTGAGCAGGTAGGGCTGGGGAATGTGGACAATACGGCGGATGCGGACAAGACGGTTGCCGTTGCAGGGAAGGTCGGCACCGGCACGGTTGGCGGCGCGACCACACCGGTATACATGAACGCAGGGACGCCAACGGCCTGTACGGCGTATGGATCAGCCACGGTAAACAAAGCGAATTATGCAGGTGTTACGACCGTGGGCACTGCGTCCCTGAAGAATATCTACGCAGGAACAGGTTCCATGAATGCCGGTTCGACATCCTTAACCACTGGCAATATCTACCTGCAATATGAGTAAGGCCTGGAGGTGATACCGTGGCAAAAGGAATATATATCGGGGTAGGCGGAGCTGCCAGGAAAGTCAAGAACATATATGCGGGGGTAGGTGGCGTAGCCCGCAGGGTCAAGAAAGCCTATATCGGGGTTGGCGGTGTTGCGAGATGCTTTTACAGCCGTGAGTTGGAGTATTATGGGACGGCTACAGCATTAAGTGCGAGTAGAAGAGGGTTAGCCGCTACAACAGTGGGTAACTATGCGCTTTTTGGTGGTGGGTATGGTACTGGATATTCGGGAGTAGTGGACGCGTACAACGCCAGCCTAACAAGAAGTACAGCTACTAATTTAAGACAAAATTCACAGTGGTTAGCCGCTACGACAGTAGGTAACTATGCCCTTTTTGGTGGCGGTGTTTATAGTAGCTCGTCATACTCGTATCGCGTAGACGCATATAACGCCAGCCTGACAAAGAGCACAGTTGAATCATTAAGTGTGGGTAGGGCTAACTTAGCCGCTACGACAGTAGGCAGCTATGCGCTTTTTGGTGGTGGGAACAGTAATAGCAAGTATATGACGGTAGATGCGTACAACACTAGCCTGACAAAGAGTACAACTTCTGGATTAAGTGCGGTTAGGACTAACTTAGCTGCTACGACGGTAGGCAGTTATGCTCTCTTTGGTGGTGGAAACGCTTCCGATTATTTAGCAACAGTAGATGCATTTAACACCAGCCTGACAAGGAGCATACCTACCGCATTAAGTGTGGGTAGGGCTAACTTAGCCGCTACGACAGTAGGCAACTATGCGCTTTTTGGTGGTGGGGAATACTTTACTGATTCATATGTCTATTCATCAACCGTAGACGCATATAACACCAGTCTGACAAGGAGTATACCTACTGCATTAAGTGTGGGTAGAAGCACATTAGCTGCTACAACAGTCGGGGAATACGCTCTTTTTGGTGGTGGCTCAAACGGCTTTACCTATAATGATTATAATTTATCAACTGTAGACGCTTATAACACCAGCCTGACAAGGAGTATACCTACTGGATTAAGTGTAGCTAGGTGTGTTTTAGCCGCCACAACAGTAGGTAACTATGCCCTTTTTGGTGGCGGATATGGCAGTGAATATTCATCAGTAGTGGATGTATACACAGCATGATAAATCATAAAAGAAAGGAAAAACAAAACATGGCTAAATATGTAGTTTGGAATAAGACAGACAATATATATACTCCCGTAGGGGAGTGCTTGACCCCTGAGGAGTGGATTGACCGGTATGGTTGGATTAATAACCCGGCAGCGGTCCCTGTTGTGGCGGGAGGCCTTATCAACGGCGCATTCAGTGGTGAACTGAGCCAGATGGTTGATGTCTGCACCAAGCATGGTGTCGACTTCTCATCCTGCACGACTAATGAGGAAATACTTGCAGCTATCGAGTATTTCGAGGACAATCCGCCAACAAGTGACGCGGTTTCCAACGAGGAACTGACGGCGACATCCCTGGCGAGTATAGCAGCCAGTATGGAATATCAGAACATGCTGACCCTTGATGACGCAGAAAAGACGGAGGTACAACCATGAGTTATGAAAGAATCAAGTATTATTACGATGCAGGGCTTTGGGTAAAAGCAATGGTAAGGATGGCGGTACGCAAGGGAGTCATCACCAAAGACCAGTACAGGGAAATCACTGGCGAGGCGTATTAAAAAGAAAGGTGAGGTATATGAAAATGAAGTTTTTAGACAGATGTAATGCGGCCTATGGGGCAGCGGTAACAATCCTGATGGCCATCCTGGGGCCGTATTGGTACATATTTGCAGGGTACCTGCTCTGCAACGTCCTGGACTGGCTGACAGGCTGGTACAAGGCCAGAAAGCTGGGGAGGGAGTCGAGTAAGACAGGCCTGAAAGGCATCCTGAAAAAACTGGGCTACTGGGTAATCATCCTGGTATCCTTCCTGATGCCGAAATTATTCATCGGCCTGGGGCATGACATCCTGGGGCTTAACCTGGATTTCCTGCTGTTCCTGGGATGGTTTACTTTAGCTTGCCTGCTGGTCAATGAGATCCGCAGCATCCTGGAGAACCTTGTGGAGTGTGGTTACAATGTGCCAGCCTTTCTGATTAAGGGACTGGCTGTGACAGAGAAACTTATAAACGCAGAGACCGAGAAGGTCAACTAAGAAAGAGAGGTACATATCATGGCAGTATTAAAAGGACATGCAGACAAGAGGACGGCAGAGCAGAGAAGGAATGACGTAGCGCAGAAGGCCAGGCCGAAGGGGGCGCAGGATAGGACAACCGTGACCACAGGCCCGGCTACCGGGAAAGAGGATGAGCGGGCTGTCGGGACGGAGGATGCCCAGTAGTTGCGATATCGCAACAGAAAGGCAATGCTATGAGGACACTAAGATTCAGGGTATCCGGCCAGGAGTTGACGAGGGCTCCTGGCTGTGATTTCAGCAGCATAATTGCAGGCACATCGGGCTACCTGCAAACAGCATTTGAGTTCGGCCCGGATTGGGACGGGACTGTCCAGGTGGCAGCCTTCTATCCATACTTACAGTCCCAGGAGGTCGGCAGGTTGATTCAGGGTGGTGCCTGCATCGTCCCGGATGAGGTGGCGGCCTATGATACGTTCAAGGTCGGCGTGGTAGGCCAGCGTGAGAATGGCCAGCGGATAACCACCAACCTGATTACCATCAAACAGGAGAGGGGGAGTGGACAGGCATGGCAACTGTAGATGAGATACTGACAAGACAGGCTTACGCGGCCGGGGATGGGGCGTGGACCAAGGACAATAACTACCCGTCATATACGCTGTACGTGGAGCCTGAGTATGTCCCGGTCACCAACAAGCGCATTGCGGATTTCAACGACCAGATATCTGTGCGCGGCGAACAGAATGCCCAGTTCGTGGGCTTCCAGCTGCCACGGTACGATGACGGCCTGGACCTCACGGCCGCACACCTGTACATCCATTACCAGACGGTCTATGGCAGCAGTGACAGCATACCCTGCAACGTGTCATGGACGGACAATTATATCAGACTGTGCTGGCAGGTACCGGCGCAGGCAACCCAGGAGCCGGACCGGGTCCAGATGATGATATACGCGACCGGCACCAACAGCATGGGGGAGCGCGTGACCTGGAAGACCCTCCCTGCGTCCTACACCATCCATGATGGCCTGGACATCGGCGGAGGAATCCCGGAACCGGACACCAGCTGGTACGAGCAGTTCGTGGCGCAGATGGAGGGTAAGGTATCCACTGCCCAGGGATACGCCAATGACGCCCAGGCCAGTAAGACAGCCGCCGCCGGTTCTGCCGCCGAATCGGCACAGTCTGCCGCTGCATCCGCCAAGGCTCTGGAGGATAACAGGGCATACGTGGAGTCCCAGAAGGAGACCTTCGTGGGCTATAACAAGCGTGAGACCGACCTCAAGTATGCCAATGCCCTGATTGGCACCGCATCCGGTATGGGCCGGGTTACGGTGGGGGATGCGTGGGAAGCGCCGATTCCTGACCTGGAGATTGCGGGCATGAGTGGGCAGTTTTCCACGACCGGGGCACAGATGCTGGATATACCATCATTGTCGGCCCGTACCTCCAATGGAGTAACGTTCACCCCAAATCCAGATGGCGCCATACTTGCTGCCGGAACTGCTACAGGTGGTAATTCCACTTTCTATCTTAGTGATAGACTTTCCGTCCCATCCGGGGATTATTATATTTCAGGTTGTCCAGACGGTGGTGATAAATCGACCTACGTAATCAAGGGGTATATAAATACGTCCGATGGTACCAGTTATGCATATGCATATGATATCGGTGACGGTGACACGTTGACAGTTAAGGACGGACAGACCCTTTCCCTTGCCATAACCATAGGCAACAATGCATCCGGTCCCCTGGTCTTCAGGCCCATGCTCCATGCAGGTTCCACGCCCAAGCCCTGGGAACCCTACACCGGAGGCCAGCCATCCCCCAGCCCGGATTATCCGCAGGAGATTTTGGGTACGGATGTCACATCTGTAATGGTGACTGGGGCGCAGTTGATGGATACATCTAGGTTAGCAAGAACCCATAACGACGTGACATTTTCCGTTCAGGAGGACGGGGGTATTTTGGTAACCGGAAATACGTTGGAAAAACTGGCTCATACAGCTGTTGTTTCGACTAATCTTTCGCCTGGAACTTACTATGTCAGCGGAAGCGTTCCGGCAGCCGACCCAAAAATATTTGTTAAAGCAAAAAAATGGTATAGCGATGGTAAATCTAATGTTATCAACGACGCCTCCTTTATTGTGGACGGAACCGAATCGAAAATAGAATACTTTATCTACATATATCAAGGAGTATCGGATATCAATGAAATAGTGTATCCCATGCTTAATGCTAGACCCACTGCTCTACCATATCAGCCCTACCAGTCCAGTACCGTAACAATACCCCTGACGGAGCCGTTACGTGGCATCGGGGATGTACGGGACAGGATAATGTGCAGAGATGGCGCGTGGGGCGTGGAAAGGCAATTCGTGTCATTGACTTTTGATGGTAGTGAAAACTGGGGGAAAATGAGTACAAATTCTGCTGATAAATTTAGGTTCAGAACTTCAAAGAATAAATCAATAATAAAAGCTGAGAAGAAAGTCAACATACCAACAAAGATATTGTGTGATAGATTACAGGTCGGGAGCAGTTCAAACACCTACAGTAGAATAGACTGTATTTCCTCCAGCGCAACCTGTGATATATACATCTATATGGAGCAGTTTAGCCATGGTGATGTGGATGCATTCAAGGCTTATCTTTCCGCCCATCCGCTCAATGCAATGTTTGAGCGCGCCACTCCCACCTGGGAACCCCTACCCTCCGCGACCCAATCCGCCCTGAACGCCCTTACCACCTACACCGGCACCACCCATGTGACCGTAACCGCAGGAGGGCCGGAACCGGATGTGGGGCTGGGGTACGTGCAGGATACCAGGGCGGTGGTAGCGGATTTACAGGCACAGATTGACGCGATTAGAAATGGAGGTACGACATGAACATAGTCAAGCAGTATTTAACAGTCAGTAACTACAATAGGCCAGGGACCAAGCGGGGCAGCACAACCGCAGTGGCCTGCCATTACATAGGCAATCCTGGCACATCAGCCCAGGCCAACCGAAATTACTTTGAAAATCTGAGCAAAACCCACACCACTAAAGCCAGTGCCCATTACATCATCGGCCTGCAGGGGGAAATCATCCAGATGATACCGGAGGAGGAGATAAGCTGGTGCACTAACTCAGCCAATGCGTACACCATTAGCATAGAGGCCTGCCATCCAGACAGCACCGGCAGATTTACGGATGCTACCTACGCAGCCTACGTGGAGTTGTGTGCAGATATCTGCAGGCGCTGGGGACTGGACCCGATGCATGGGGGACTCATCCGGCACTATGATGTGACCCGGAAGGTATGCCCCAAGTGGTTTGTGGACCACCCGGACGCTTGGGGGCAGTTTAAGCGAGATGTAGCGGACAAGATGGCCCCCACGTATGAGGTTGGCTGGCACCATGACAGTAATGGCTGGTGGTATGCCTATAGCACCACGGATTATTATAAGTCCTGCTGGCAGGTCATCAACCATCACAAGTACTATTTCAACCCTGACGGATACGCCCTGACCAACTGGCATGTAATTGATGGCAAGGATTATTATTTTGAGCCACGGGCGGGGCATCCGCTGGAATGCGCCATGTATGTGGCACCGGAGGGAGAACAGTACATAGGGGAGTTTTAACCGGACCAGGATGGAGCATTGCAGAGGCCGTTTTGGACGAATAAAACAAGCAGGACTGGTCGCTTAAAACCGGTCCTGCTTAGCAGCATTCATAGGGATGCCAGGGGTGTGCTCCGGATCGCGGAGGAGTGTGACATGGACAATCGGCGGTATGTGTTTGAGTGGTAGACTGTGAATATGGCGTTAGACAGCGGGGAGAGGAGGCGAATATGATATACAAGAAAGGATTTATATTGTGCGTATAGATGAGGTTAATAAAATTTCCGATAATGGATTGACAAATTAACCTGGATAGGTTAAAATAAAATTGTGACCTATGGAATGTCACTAGAAGGAGGATTGCACGATGGTAAATAACTTCGGAAAGTTTTGCCGCAAGCTGAGAATCGACAATGGAGAATTATTGGCGGATATGGCTAAAAAGCTCGGGGTTTCATCTGCATTTTTATCAAAGGTAGAAAATGGAAATAAGAAACCACCGAAGGAATGGCAAGAGGAAATTGTGTCATTGTATCAGTTGGATAATCGTAAAGCGGAGGAATTAGCTGATTGTATGTTTGATGCATTGAATTTCCATAGTATTGATATGTCTGGGTATTCAGATGGAAATCGGGATATGCTTCTGTCCTTCGCTAGAAAGCTTAACACCATGGATGACAGCAAAATAGACCAGTTTAGAAAAATGATTGAGAAGTAACTTGGAGGTGCTGCAATATTGAATATTCGTGCTACAGCGTTATCAAGAGTATCGATAAGAGAGTTGACGACAGAGGTTAGAAAAATTTGTGGGCTGCAGGAGCAGTTGTATTTTCCGATAGTAGAATTCATCGAGTGGGTTTTAGGCGACCCCAATAATGATTTCGATTATGAAATAGTACCGATATCTGAGATGAAAGATACATATGGAACAACAAATACCGCAAGTAACATTATGCGAATAAGGGAAGATGTATATGAAGGTGCCGTTAAGGGAAACGCAAGAGATAGATTTACTCTGTGCCACGAGTTGGGGCATTTCTTATTGCATCAGCCTAAATTGATAAGTTATGCAAGAGGTAATGTCCCGGTATACTGCCAGCCAGAATGGCAAGCCAACACATTTGCGGCAGAACTTATGGCGCCTTATCACTTAGTGAAAAACATGTCGGCAGATGAAATTGCACAGAAATGCGGAATGTCGCTGACTGCAGCCAATATTCAATATAAAACGTATCATAAGTTTGATGTTTAGGAGAAATCCTTTGCATAGAAAAAACCAAGTGCATTACACTTGGTCGCTTGTTGAACGTGTTACCACTATTCAACTGATTTTATAATCTTATTTGGCGATATGATTATAACATAGTGGGAACTCTTTTGCAAGTGGAAACTTGAGAAAGGAGGGCAAACTATGTGGATTTTTAGAGCATGGATTACCACGAAAGATGGTGAAAAGATTTATGCAAAAGACCATGGAAAAAGAGCCTTTAGATTCTGGGTTGGTCCAGGACCTGCGCCAGTTAAGAGTAACTAATTGACTAGAAGAGGCGCTTTTATCAGTTGGAGTGTCTCTGGTTTTATATGAAAGGAGCCAGAGCAATGGCAAAAACTAGGACAAGCGTGAGAGGACAGCAACACAAGAAAATTGTAGTAGTGAAAGCATATGTAAGGAAAGATGGAATAAG